GGCATTGATGATTTGGATGATTCAGAAACACAAGATGCCTTCACCTATCAAGTGTTGTTGGAAACTGGTGATTTTCTATTAACGGAAGATGGCTTCAGTGTCATTCAGGAAACGTATGGCACCTCGGCATCGGTCCCATTCAGTGATAACGCGGAATTCAGAACATCAGGGAATGACATCCTGGATTTCTCAACACAAAATCCTTTTGGTGAAATATAATGTTCAAAAACAAACACTTTTACCACGAACATGTTCGCCGAGCAATCATTGCCTTTGGAACGTTATTTAATAACATTCAAGTTCGTCGGTTAGATAGTAATGGTGATGTTGCCCAAAGTTTGTTTGTTCCCTTGAGTTATGCACCAAAGCAAAAGTTCATTGACCGTATACGCGAAGCTCCAGAAATAGATGAAAATCGCCAGCCCTTTGCCATCACGTTGCCAAGAATTGGATTTGAAATTACAAATTTTTCCTATGATGCATCACGAAAGTTGGCACTCACACAAAACATACGGACCATTAATACTGATACCAGTGTTGTGAGACATGCCTATACATCGACACCATACAACATGAATATCAGTATGAGTGTGTTTGCCAAGAATCAAGATGATGGATTGCAAATTGTTGAACAAATATTTCCATTCTTTAATCCTGATTTCAGTATCACCGTGAATGAAATCCCTGAATTGGGCATCAAACGTGATTTGCAAATCATTTTGGATAGTGTGAATTACAATGATGAATATGAGGGAGGATTTGACAAACGATTGACCATCATATGGGATTTCAATTTCACCGTGAAGTTGAACTTCTATGGGTATGTTGACAATGCAACTCTCATTAAAGAAACGATACAAAATTTGTATATTGATAACACACTCGCAGTTGGAACTGTGCCTGTGAACACGGAAGTTGGTACTAAAATAACAACTACAGTAAGCCCGGCCGATGCACTTCCCACAGATGCATACAATTATATTACAGATTTTGATACAATATATCAAGGTGAATAACCATGTTGTTGCCTTTAAAAATAAGACTAGGTGCAAAAAATGGTTTGGTTAAAGAAAATTAGAGATTTCTTTCTATGGCCTTATTATAGGGTTAGAGATGAAATTAGGTTTCGGAAGAGATTAAAAGAACTACGCAAGCGTGATCCATTTATATACAAGTAAGGTTTGGAGAATTACATGGCGCTAGAACAAGTATTAATAACATCTGGCTGTAGCTTTGCAGAAACAGAGGTAGAAGTAACATGGCCAATACATCTATCAAACAGATTAAATTACGATCAAGTTATACATTTAGGATTAGGTTGCCAAGGCAACGGAATGATATCTCGTAAAGTGATGTACGCTATCCATACCCAGCTAAAGACTACCAGAGCAGAAGATTTACTTGTAGGTATAATGTGGAGTGGTCCAAGTCGTCATGAACAATACGTAAGCAAAAAACCTATGTTTACTAAGAATCATGATGGTTGGATGCATAATCCAACCAGTGTTGTTGACAACGATCCAGGCGGCTGGATCATATATAATGCTTACTGGTCTATTCCTCAAGCTGTAAATTATTACAGAAATATACACGATCCGGTTTTTGATCAAATTCTAACATTGGAACACGTTATTAGAGTTCAGAATTATTTAAAACTACACAATATAAAATATTTTATGAGTACGTATACTAGTGAAGTATTTGCCCTTAAAAATAATCCCAACGTTGATTACCTGTATGAACAAATAGATTTTGATTATTTCCTACCTGTAGAGGGATGTTACGAATGGGCAAGAGATGTAAGCAATCTTCCATTTAATAGATCAGGTGACCTTCATCCTACAGCACAGCAACATCGTATGTTTACAAATGAAGTAATAATTCCTTTTCTAAAAAACAAATACAGTATATCAAGGTGAATAACCATGTCGTTAGATGAAAAATTCAATGTTGTTCCTGTTACTTCGAGTGAAGTGTTTCCTGTGGCAATTCCGAGTATAGAAGATGATGCTCAACATGCGCGTGAAACTTTACACAATTTGATTAGTAAAGGCAATGAAGCGGTGGATGGGATTTTACATATTGCCAAGAACAGTGATCATCCTCGTGCCTATGAAGTTGTGGGACAATTGATTAAAACGGTGAGTGATGTTGCCAAAGATTTACTGGAAGTTCAAAAGAGAAAGAAAGAGTTGGAGAAGATTGACGCTCCAAAAATACAAACACAAAACAACTTGTTTGTGGGCTCCACGTCAGAATTACTGAAGGCGATGAAGGGTCAGATTCCGACAGGGGAATCCATTGATGTAATAGCATGACGGAAAATTCATATCATGGCAATCCCAATCTTAAAACAGTAGGACACCAACACGAATTCACAGCACAACAAATTCAAGAAATCGTGAAGTGTCAAGCGGACCCTGTGTATTTCATTGAACAGTATTGTTACATCGTGTCATTGGACAAAGGGTTGGTGAAGTTTCAATTATATGAATGTCAAAAGAAAAAAGTTAATGTCATTCTGAATAACAGAAAAGTTGTGCTCATGGAAGGGCGGCAGCAGGGCAAAACGGTTACTGCTGCTGCATGTATTCTGTGGTATACCTTGTTTCAAGAAAATAAAACTGTGGCAATTCTTGCCAATAAAGGTAGTGCTGCTCGGGAAGTCTTGGATAGATATCAAATCATGTACGAGAACATTCCTTTGTGGATGCAACAAGGTGTGAGAACATGGAACAAAGGTAATGTGGAACTAGAGAATGGAAGTAAGGTGTTTACATCAGCAACAACAACGTCAGGTATTCGTGGTAAGTCGGTGAATTGGCTGTACATTGATGAAGCATCCATTATTCCCAACAACGTTGCTGAACAATTCTTTGCATCTGTGTATCCTACAATTTCTGCGGGTGTCACAACAAAAGTGCTTCTGACATCAACCCCGTATGGGTATAATCACTTTTGGAAGTTTTGGAATGAAGCGGAACAAGGGAAAAACGATTTCGTTCATCACTTCATTCCGTATACTGAAATTCCAGGAAGAGATGAAGCCTGGGCAGAAGAACAACTTCGAATACTGGGAGAAGTGAAGTTTAACCAAGAAGTTCTCTGTCAATTTTTGGGGTCAAGTAACACGTTGATTAATGGTAAGACATTGGGGTATATGAGTAGCCGTGATCCGGAATATCACAGTGAGATGGGATTGGATTTGTATGAAAACCCAGAACTAGGAAAGAACTATATAATAACAGTAGATGTAGCGCGAGGGGTTGGGGGCGATTATTCTGCGTTCACGATTGTTGATGTGACAGCAATGCCTTACAAGTTGGTGGGTAAGTTTCGTAACAACACCATTGCTCCAATGCTATTCCCTGATGTGATTTTCAAAGCAGCGAAAGATTACAACAATGCCTATGTGTTAATTGAAACCAATGACATTGGAGGGCAAATCGCCGACATCTTGCACAGTGAATTGGAATATGAAAACATTCTGTCCACAATATCAGAGAATGGGAGAACGTATATTAGCCCAGGATTCAGTAAAACAACAACGTTGGGTGTGAGAACCACAAAGTCTGTGAAGCGCCAGGGATGTTTTGCCATTAAGAGTTTACTCGAAGAAAAAAAACTAAATATATTTGATGCTGAAACCATTCACGAATTCTCTACATTCATTGAAAAGAATGGTAGTTATACAGCAGACGAAGGATATCATGACGATTTGGTCATGACAATGGTGTTGTTTGGATGGTTGACATCCAATCAGTATTTTCAAGAACTCACCGATGTCAATGTTCGTGAGAAGATGTACAAACAACAAATGTTGCAAATTGAAGATGAACTGACACCCTTTGGTGTTATTGACACGGGAGACAAGGAAGAAGTCTGGCTTGCAGGCAATACTGTGTGGTCAACCGACCCAAAACTTCTTTGGAAAGACATTATCGGGGAGTAAAGAGTTATAAAAGTATAAATATTCTAAACCTCAGAAACATCACGTTTTTTATATAAACGTTTGAAATGACAGGACCAACAGGTTTTAAAAATCATTTACAGGAGAGAATAACATGGCATTTCAATTATCACCGGGTGTACTTGTTGTTGAAAAGGACCTAACGAATGTTGTGCCCGCAGTCGCCACATCAATTGGTGGCTTTGTCGGTGCATTTCAATGGGGGCCAGTTCTCGACGCAGTAACCATTAGCTCAGAATTAGAATTAGTAAAAACATTCGGTAAGCCCAATACAACAACCGCCACGAGTTTCTTCGCAGCTGCCAATTTCTTAAGCTATTCAAACAACTTAAAGGTTGTGCGTGCAGTAGGTACTGCGGCAAAGAATGCTTCAGCTGTTAAGGGCGCTGTCGGTACAGCATTAACAACAGTTGTCATCACGAGTACTGCAGGAGCATTTTCATGTGCAGCAGGTACATTGGTTGTCGGTGACAAAGTTGTCATCACCGGGACACTCGGTGGAACAGGCACCATCACAGGATATGCCACAGGCACGATTTACACGGTTTCAGCAACAAATGGTACAACAACATTCACGTTGCAAACAGATGCGGGTGTAGCAATTACGACTACAGCAGGTACACCGACAGGATTAACATATACACTTGTTTCTCCAATTCTTATCAAGAA